CTTCTTTGGCGTAGGAGAACAGCGTCCCTTTCACCACTTCATGGATGTCATCGATGGCGCCAGGTGCGTAGGTGCCGTCCTGGTTCTGCTTACCGAACAATCCTTTCCCGCTCTTGAGGGCCAGGTCCAGGGTCGCCAGCACCGCCGTCTTACGAGACGCCAGCTCCCCGTGCTGCATAGGGAGCATGACCGCTCTGAACAGCCTGCTCATTTTACTGTCCGGGTCTCCGCCCCGGGTAAGCTCGAACGCCTCATGCGCTGCCGAGATGTCGAGAAGGTTGCGGTCCATGGCCTCGCGCAGGGTGAGGAGCTGGAGCTGGTAGTCAGAGAGCTTCCTCATTTTTACCTGGATTTGCGCCGGGGAGAACAGGGGGTCGCCCAAGGCTTGCCATTCTCTGCGGTTCGTCTCATTGACCGTAGCCCGGATGTCATCGTAAAGCGCGTTCACTATCGGGTCGGCCAGCATGGCCTCGGCGCTGAACTTCTTGGAGAACGCTTCTCTCCCTGCCACAGCGAGGGCCTTGGACGACTTGCCCCATCCGAACATAGCCCCAAGTTTGGGCAGAGTCAGGGTGGGTATCTGCGTCATCTGCACGAAGAACGCCGAAGGGGAGGTCATAAAGTATCCAGTGTTCAGCTTGCTGATCCCAGACCACAAACCCCCGACGTTGGTTGTTCTGATTGCCTTGACCCGGGCGCGCATATCATTGAGAAGGTTCACTCGCATGTCGAGGTTCACCGGCCCCTCTCCGGCCAGACCTGACTTGCGCAGCTCTGCGTTCTCGTTGGCCAGGCCCTGGATGTCCTGCTCGATCTTGCTACCGACCTCAGACCAGGCGATGGCGACAGCGTGGCGTTGGATGTAATCGAGATACCCGCGGAGCATGTTGTCCGAGGCGCCTTGGATGTTCTTCCGGCGTACTGAGTTCTTCATTGCCGAGGTATCCGGCAGCCAGCGGAAGAACGTCTGGTTCATATCAGATACCGCGGCCTGAGCATGCTCCCTCGCGGCGGCTACAGCCATCTCATCGGTCGGGTCAACACTGGCTAGGAACTTCGACTCGACACTCCTGGTGAGCTGGCTCATCAGCTCCTGCGGCATCCCTGCAATGACCGCGGCGTTCTTGTCCTTGACCCGCTCTACAACGGTGGCCTCATCGACACCTTCGCTGGCCAGCGTCTCGCGGACAGCTTTGCGCTGCGCTGCGTCAGGGAAAGCCTCAAGAACTCTCTGCCCTTTGGCGTTGGTGTACTCAAGGATGAAGTCACCGAACCGAGACAGCGGCAGGTACATGCCTTTCAAGTTGTTGAACGAGGCGTTGAACTGAAGCATCAGCGACTGGCGCAGCTCAGGGCTCCCCTCACTCAGCAGTTCGATTCTCTTGAGCAGGTTGGTGCGCTCTCGCTGCCGAATGGCGGCGGTATCTTCCACCATGCGCTGAAGCTGTATCTGCTCCATGGGAGACAGGGAGTTGAAAGCATCCGCACTTTCTCGGTACGCCTCTTGGAAGGTCAGGCCGGTGGACTTATTCATACCGGCAGCCGACCACGCCTTCGCAGCTTCTTTCAGCCTGTCGGCCTTAGTCCCTTCGGCAGGCACCCAGTCCTGCTCGAACAACCCGGACCACGGAGTCATCTGATTAAACGTCCCAGTCAGTGCAGCTCTGTTGAACTTGGCTACTCCGGACCCGTCCTTGTCGCTAGCAGCTTTCTCAGCAGCTTTGTGGATGGCGTACGCCCGGTCGATGATGGCGGTCTTGGTCGTAACCAGATCGTCCACATGGCGGTCCATGCTCTTGATCTGCGGCACGTTTTTACCGAACACCTGAGCAACATGGTGCAGAGATGTAACAGAAAGCCACTGCGGCGCGTACTTCTCGTACAGCTCCCGACCCTTCGCCCTCGGGCTGGCCAGGGCGAGGAGAGCTTCCCCTACTTTCTTCCTGCTCTCACTGAGCGCATCGTTGGCGGTGGATGCGATCTTACCTGGGTTGGAAAGAGAGAACATGGGGTAGCTGGCCGGGGCGTTGGTCAGGGGGAGGTAGGGCATGGTGGCGGCATCAAAAACCCTCGTCACCGTAATTCCAAACAATGAAGCCCCCCCGTGCATCGCCAACGCCTGCCGTACATCTGTTCCTGCTTCTACTGCCTCTATCGCGTTTCTCAGTGATGTGTAATTAGATGCTCTGTTGATGGCCCAATCTTCCCTCTGTCCGGTGAAAGGGTTGTCGAAAATATCTCTAGGACCACCTCTGGTCAAAGTTTTCATGGCTTTTAGGTCGTCAAGGGTTGGGGTCGGACCCTCAAAAGCAAAACTAGACCCATTCTGGTCCCATCGCAGGTCTCTGTTTTCTGGGAGTGCCGCGGTCTCCATCTTCCCCTTGCCATACGCCTCAAGCATCTTGGGTATCTGGTTGTCGTAGAGCTGCTTGAGTCCTTCGCCGCCGACTTTGAGGTCGAGGCCAGAGTACACCTTGGCTTCTTGGTCCTTCATAGAAACAATATCAGACCTGATTTTGTTGGCCAGTTCCTTACCAACCACGTTATCAAGTTCGCTCGGGGAAAATTCTCCCATCGCGGTGTAATCATCGCTACCGACCTGTCGGGCCACAATGCCAACCTTCCCTGAGTCGCCCCATTTCTTCGCGGATACCTGGCTTATCTGCTTCTCCAACGAATACCGGTCCGCCTGAGTCTCCCCCGCACTCTTCCCCGGCTTGGTCGCCAGCGCCACCCCATCAAAGCCGTTCTCCTTGGCGTAGGCGAGGATGCGCTTCACGCCGAGCTGGTAGATGTTGTCCTTGAGGTAGGCGGGCATCTTGGCCTGGTTGTCTGGGTTCGGTCCCTGCATCTCCTCGATGCGGAGAAGACGCTTGCCGTCTGCGTTTACCTCGTTGAAGCGGATGCGGACGATGGGGTTCTTGACTTCGGAGTATTGGGAGTGGCCGTCTTCCCATCCCGGCGCAAGCTCTTTGCGGTTCGTCTCGTTGATCGACCCATCCCTTTTTAAAAGATCATCGAAAGAAAGTCCCTTGCCGACTCCCGGAGCCGTAACAAACATCTCCCTGTACGATCCTTCAACCGCGCCGGGTTCTTGGTAGGAGTTGAACTTTGTTCCATCTACCAGGACTTGAACTTGCAGAATTTCTTGGTGCGGTCGCAGGTCGCGCTCCCATCTGGCTTTTGCAACATCATCCCCAGCGGCAATCGCCTCGTTTCTACCTTTGTCCCATAGCTGCCATTGCAGCCGCGTGGATGTTTCTCCCCCCAACACCACATCCTCAAGCTCAACGGTGTTCGCCTTGACGAAATCAACCAGTTCCGCCTGCGTCACCTTGTCCGTGGGCTTCCTGGCGGCAAGCCACTCATTCAGCCCCACCGCCTCCATCTCCGCCTTCTTCACGCCCTGCTTGGTGAGGAAGTTCACCACCCCCTGCGCCTTCATGCCCAGGAAGCTGGCTCGGGATACTTGGTCGAGCTTGGAGAATATGGCCTTGGCCGCTTCGCGCATTGACATCATAGCAGGAGAAGTAACCGAAGTTCCTTCGACCCCACCAGTCTGCACAAAACTCCGCGCCCCGGCGGTGAACATCTCAAGGATGTCGTCCTCGGTGTACTGCATGTCGAGCCCAAGGCGGCGGAGGCCGGAGCGCACGGCGACCACCAACCTACGCCACAAGCTGCTCTTGCGCCCCTCCTGTGTTTGCAGGAAATAGGCCAGCCCCTCCTCGCCAACGGCTGCGGCGGGTGTGTTCGCAGGTACTTTGTCTCTGGCGTCCTTGGCCGCTTTGGTGCCGAGTTTGCCGAAGTCGGTGACGATCTTGGCCTTCGCACTCTTGAACGCAGTATCCTGGTCCAGCAACCGATGAGCAACCTCATGGAGGAAAACGCCAGGAGCCTCGCCGGGGGCGATGGCATCAGCGACGAGGTACACCTTCCCACCAACATAAGCGCCAACCACCGTCTTTCCATCGGCCGAATATATCTCTGACCCGGCGGCTACGCCCTCCGGCATCCCATCTGAGGCTCTAAGGATGTTCAGCTTACCGGAAGCGATCACCTTCTCAAGCGAGCCGTACTTCTCCTCGATCTCTGCTTTGACTTTCGACGGCCGCTGGCCTTTGGTTTTCACACCGGTGGATAGCTTTGGTGCCTCGGCGGCTACAGGGGCAAGATCACCACCAAAATCTAGGTACCCTCCAGGTCTGTCTGCACGGTCAGTGCGCATCCGGTATCTCGACCCGTCGGCTCGGTCGTACAGAGCTTCCCCGCTCATGTTCTTCCCTACAAGAGTATCCTCGGCCGGTGTAATTAGATCAGTCTCTACTTCCGGCAGAGCTGCGTCAGACGGAGCTGCGTCAGACGGAGCTGCGCCCTTCGGTTTTCTCGCCTTCTTCTGAGCAACTACCTGCTCTGGCGGAACCGCTGCTGGAACAGGTTCGCCCTGTACGCCGCCCGTAACAGCTTCGTCTCCTCGTGCAACAGGCGCAACGACTTCTTTGGCTTGGGGTACAACAGGCTCAGGAACCACTTGATCAGTCTGGACATTTGGAACCTCCTTTACGAGTTGGGAGTTCTTCTTCAACCAGTTTACTGCTGCGGCCGGGCTCTTTCCTTCCACCCCAACACGCAGATCATCAACAGTCTGCCCCTCAAGCGGGGCGTATGCGTAGTCCTTACCTCTGACATTGTACCGCAGGGTGTCAGGCCCGTCTTCAAGCCTGGCGAACTTAGGCGCAGCAGCCTCGTCATTGACACCACCAAGGATGTCCAGCTTCTTACCGGTCCGGCTTTCGTAAACTCCCCCGACCATATTGAAAAGCTGCTGAGGGAACGTCACGCCTTTGTGCAGGTTATTCTGCCGGATGTTGGCGAACACGTCGGCCATGGCGGCCTGGTCTTCTTTGGGGATCGACTGCTCGAAGAAAGCAAGGGCGTTGTCTGGGTCGTCCATGTTGGGGAGTTCGGTGGTAGCTGCGTCCACCTGTGCTTTCAATTCGTCCTTGGCAGAGAACAGCTCATCAACCGTCACCCCGGCGGCTACCATCTTTGCCAACGACTCCAGAGGCACCGCCAGATCGGTCGTTCCCCCGGAAATTTCCCTGATCAGTTTCGCCTGCCCGCCCTCTACCAATACTTCCGTGCCCGGGAAGGCGTTCTTGATCAAGGTCTCGGCCGCACGGTCCTTCGTGTGCTGCGCAGCATCAGTTCTTCCTACGACTGCACCAACCACACCGCCAGCCCCTGCACCGCCGATCATTGACTCCACAAGCCCGGTGGCCAGGTTGCGGCTATCGTCGTACCCGACCTTGGCAACGAGGTTCTGCCACACGGTCTGGGTGCCTTCTTGCAGTCCTTCCGTCAGAGCACCGGTGACTCCGCCCTTGAGCGCCCCCTTCCCAGCTACTCCAAGGATCTTGGAGATTGGCAGGTACTCAAGCAGCGCGGTGCCGACAGTAGCGGCCGCACCAGCAGCAGATGCTTCTCCGATGGACTTCCCGGCTTCCTTCGCTTCAATGTACTGCGGGGCGCCTTCGAGAACCCCGAGCCCCGCGGCTGCAACGCCTGAACCTACTGCGAGAGCTTTGGGCGCCGCCATGCCTGCGGCTCTGAGCCCGCCGGCTGCGAGCCCGCCGGTGCCGACGGCGAGGGCGAGGGATGGGACAGCTTCGGCCACGAGTCCTACTGCTCTCTTCACTGACGGATTCTCTACGAAAGTCCCCTCGAACGCAGGTCCTTCGAGCTTACCAACCCCGCTCGATATTTCCTTCTGTGTGGCATCTTGGATCATCCTCCCTGCGGTGCGCAGGTTGGGGGAGTCAGTAACATCACCGGCCCATTCGGACGCCGCGCCGACGCCGCTGGCCAGGCCAAGGCCTCCGCGAGCGAGAGAGCGCAAGCCGGTTTCTATGTAGCCGGGGTCTTGTTTAATAGGCGCAACTGCTACCGTAGGCCCCACGAGGTCAGCAAGCGTCTGCCCGGCAGGAGCCTGGGCAGGTTTCAGAAGTTCGTCGAGCGTGGCCATCGCTATTTATCCTCGGCGGTTGAGAGCTTCCTTAGAAAATCGTGCAGTTCCATCGGGTCTACGTTTGTACGTTTGCCGAACTTGGCCGCGACTTCGGCCTGCTTCTTAGCATCGAGGGACGCGTGCAGGTCTGCGATCTTCGCGCTTAGCCCAACAGGGGTCACAGGGGTAGCAGTTCCGTCTTGGTTGAGGATAGCAGGTCCTTTTATTGGAGTCCCCAAGGCGTCCACCTGCCCGGTGTCCATCTGGACTATCTTGGCGTTTGTTTTACTCTTGGCGGCCTCCTGGGCTGCGGTGTTTTTCTCCTTGGAAGCCTCAACCACGCCCCTGTAATACTCGCCCAACTGCTCCGTCTGCTTCGGAACATTAGTGGCCTGTGCTTCTGCAAGACTTTTCTGAGCGGCGCGAAGCCCTCTGGCCGACTCCCCCTCTGCCGCTACCTGCCCTGCATCGGCAAGCTGCTTAGTGGCACCAGCTTCCGCTGTCATCCGAGCAGTATTCAGGCCGAAGGCCGCACGCTCTTTCTTCTCAGTCATCCAGTCGCCCCAGGTCTTGATCTCACGAGGAGCGTACCCCACACCTGCCCCAACCTGATCTTGCGCTGCCGGACGAAGGCCCCACACAGGCGGAGCCTGCTCAGTTGAAGCAGGGACGAACTCAGTAGTTCCATCAGGATTGGTGACAGTCAAACCTCGCGGAGCGGGAGCTTGCTGTGCGGCTCCACCCCACTGCCTTGCGGATAGTTTGGAGATCGGTGCACCAGTGCTGTCGAACCGCGAGATGTTCCCGGCCGGATCCATGCGGACAACCTCGCCGGTCTGGGAGTCTCTGATCATCCCGCCGCCTTCTTCTACAGGAGCCTGCGGTTGCGTGGCCGCTCTTATGCCTGCGCCGTGTGACGGCATGGCCTGAACTTGCGGAGCTACCGCTGTCGGCTCTACCTGCGCCGGAGCGACAACCTCAGCAGCTCCAGTCCGAAACCCCAACCCCCTAGCAACCCCTCTCCCGAACTCGCCTACACTCTTTACGGCCCCTGATAAAGTATCCTTGGCAACAGCGTAAGGAGCAGCAACGGTGGAAGCGATGGTCTTGCCAATCGCCTGCGGAACCCCGCCTTCTGCGTAGGCCTGCCTGATCCCCTGCCCTGCTTCTGCGGCGTAGGCCACCTGTGGGTCGGCTGCTATTACTCCACGCATCCCAGAAGCAACATTTGAGTTCATAGCCCCGGCCGCCTGCATCGTCGGAGTCCCTGGGGTGTAGATGCTCCCCCCTTTGGTCACGAGCTTTACTTTTGCTCTTTCCTCTTCTACAGTAGCCATGGTCTGCCCTCCTTATGCGGAAACAATGCTGTTGCTGGCAATGGCACTGAGCGAGGACAGAGCCGCACGGGCCGTATCTCCGTAAAGCGTAGCCGCCGCCTGCGATGCTCTGATCTTTTCGTCTATCGATCTGTGGGTGTCGTCCAGTACCAGCGAGGAGATCGCCCGGATGTCGCCCTCGGCTTTCGCCACATGGGTATTGAGCAGGATCTGGTCTTTGGTCAGCCTGGCTCGGTACAGGTCGGCGGTCGCCACCATCATCCGTGCCTTGGCGTCTGAGTTCAGTGCTGCGATCCTTGCCGCGGCGTCCGGGGCGCTCATCAATGCACGGATGTAATCCGCAGCCGCGCTGATTGCCTGAAGTCTGGTCTTCACTGCGAGTTCCACCGCGAACTTAAGAGTCTCAAGGTAAAGCTCTGCCTGCCGGATAGAGATTGTGCCAGCCAGCTCCCCGAGCTTCTGGAACGTCTCAAGGTTTACTGCCTGCACCTGCGCCGCCATGAGCCCTGGCGGGAAGCTATACCCTCTGGCCGCGAAGCCTGTTACAACTTGGTCGGTCTGACGCTGGCCTTCACGGACAAGGCGGTCTTTACCACGAGTCCACATCTGGTCCTCGACTGCTTCAGACAGTCCTTGCCCACCGTTCGCGATGGTGGTCTTGAGCCAGGCGATACCTTCATCGAAAGCATCATTGTCGATTGGGTAGTATTCAACGAAGAAATTCGCCAGCTCGTCGGTGAGCCTGGCCAGCAGCTTCTCGTACTGAACCTCGTAGACGAAGGTGGAGTCCTCTACTTCGGGAACATCCGGCTCAATGGCGCTCACAACCGGAATTACGTTGTGCCTGACAATGTTGGTAAACCGGCTCGCGTCGGCTATGGCCACGAGTTCGGAGGCCGACGCCTCTACCAACGCCGTGTACTGATCAGCTTTGGCAATGGCTCCTGCGATTATCGCGTCTACTTGTTCCGCTGGTGTGGCCATCTCAGAACCTCCGAGTCAAGTTCGCCGGGGCGAAGTCAATGCTGTTCAACTCAAACTGCGTGGATGACTTGAGAACGAACCGCCAGTAAACTCCCTGCTGAACATGCGGCATCCTGGCCCGCCAGAAAAAGTCCCCCTCTTTTGACTTCTCCAGCTTGTACTCCCTGGTGCCGGTGTCCGTCGTTACTTCGAGAACGGTGTCCGCTCCGGCCGTGGTGCCGATCCTGACATTGAGAATTTTCTTCCTATGCGGAAGCCCGCAATCGTTGATGCCGAAGTCTACCATACTTTCAATAACTTCGCCATTATCTGTGGCCCCTTCGAGCAAATAAATTCCGTCGCTGGCAACGCCGTAGTGGCGGCCTTCGTGTGTAAAGAATGAGTTGAACCCGAAGTCGTCGTACTGGCTGCTTGCTTCGGTGGCCAGATTCACCACCCACACCTGCCCGTCCACCGCCGCCCTGTTACCAACTGCGGCACTCATCGAGTCTGTAAAGCCGCCAGAGGAGAGCAAGGAAGTGAGCAGCTCTACTGTGACAGCGAAGCTCGACGCACCGGTGATGTCGCTAAGGAACTGTGTAACTGCCACACGATCCGCCGTGAACGAAGCTGTCAGAGTTCCTTCCGAAGTGAGAATAATTACGGTGTCCATCGTTACAGGCATCCCATCTGCGAGAACTCCGTAGGACAGAACATACGCCTCGAACTCATCCCCAGGCATCCCGAAGGACTCAGGCACCGGCAAATTCGCGACCCCGACTCCGAAAGCGTAATCTCCGGCAAGGGTGCCTATAGCTGGAAGAGCCCCGGCGGCATCTCCTGGGTTGCTCTGCACAATCATTCCTACAGACCACAGCGCAGGGAGGTCTCCCACAGCCCCTACAGGAACGGCCGGGGCATAAAGCCCGCCGTCAGCGTACTCAGTAAGCGCGGGGAGGGCGGCATTAGCAACCGAGTAGGCATAGTCACCTGAAAGCCCTACTATCGCCGGGAGTGTGGCGGCAGCGGCGGCAGCTTGCTGGGTATATACTGTGACAGTCGCGGCCCCTGATAAGAGACAGCTCGCCGGAACTCTGGCGGTGGCATTAAGCGACCCATCCCCGGAAAGAAGTGCAGCGAAGTTATTTGCGAGCAGCGCCCCAACTCCGGCGCAGGTTATCGTCTGCCCGGCGTATCCTGAAAGTGAACTCGATCCCTGCATCAATAACCTCCAGGCAAAGACACTGCTGGGTATTCAGCGTATGGAAGATGCCACGGCTGTTGTGTAGCCGCCGGCGGAGCTTGGAACTTCAACATATCTGCGGTGAAATCCCCTTCCCCGTAGAAACAAACATCCCACTTATAATGCGCCTCTGTATCGGGGGCGTCTATTGCGGCCAGAAGTTTCCAAACACCGCCGGTAAGCACGGTCAAATTAAATTTGTACTTCCCATCCACCACTGTCCTGACAACCCCGGACAATTTCAAAGAAGCGACCGACACTTTTATAGGCCTGACATAAACGAGATCCCCGCTCACTGGCAGGGCAACAGTGGCCCAACTCCCCTCGAACGGAGAGCCTGTGTAGATACCTACTATCTTATCACCGATGCGGTTGCAAACACACAAAAAAGTATCATCCCCATAAGTTATTTCTGGACGAACTCCTGCTTCTGAGGATACTGCCGCCGGGACATTGATGGTAACAATCTCAAGCCCGGTCTCTCCCCACCGCACTGCCCCGTCCCCACGGGTCCAGGTATAGATCCCCCCCGGGCCATGAAACATTGCAGAATCGTGAGGGTGCCTCCAGTAGTGTGAGATATTTGGGTATGGTAGAAGCTGCTGGGCCATCTCTTGCAACGCTGTTAAATTTGACGACCACACTGCGCTGTACGGAATGGGCGGAACACCATGAATCTGGCAAAGCACAGCGTAGATGTTATCCCCGTTGACTGTATGCACCACATCGCCCACCTTCAACGTGTAGAAGATATGCCACTTCCTGTTCGCCTCAGCTTCTCCGTAAAAATAGCTTCCGGAAACAGGGCGGTTGAAAATTACATTGAGTATAGTGTTCCCGTGCGCGTAGCACCCGATAGGGTGCAAAAGAATATTACTCGCAGAAAGCGACGGCAAAGTGTAAATTCCTAAGAGCAGAGTGAAAGGTAAGTCAGCCCACAGATCGTTCGCAGACAATGCTTGGAAGGAAGTATTCGCAGGATCAGACATATCCACCACCCATGCAGGAGTCGTCACCATCGAGAGAGCATCTGAGAACCATGGGGCATTTGATCCGTAGTAGAAAACGAACTTGCCTCCTGTTATGGGCTGGACGGTCCAACTGGACGAATGGTACTGATAATCGACTCCGCGGATTACTCCGTACCTGTTCTCCCCTGCGCCGGACCCAAGAAAAAGATCGGTGCTTATCTCAAGCCGCTCTGGGTTCCAGAAATAATCCGCCCAATTATCAGGACTTCCGACATTGTATGGGGTGGCTGTCAAATTTCTTGAGAACGACAAAGACCTGATCACCAGCTCCGACATACTAAGAGGAACTGAGACCGGCTGGATTATCCCTCTGGCGGCATCTTGTCCGAGGGCGAGAGGCTCCGATTGCACCGGAGTACCTCCAGGCAAAACTTCGATCTCGTAGAACCTGTTGTATGCAGGATAGACCGCTGTAGTGCGTTGCAACCTCGGGACAGCAACACTCAGAGTTTTTCTTTTGCTGATCACATCAAGCCAATATTCAGAGGAACAAACGAACACATCGGACTTGCTGGCGCACATGATGGCGCAGCCCATAGGGGCTTTGATGTATACCTTATCCACCCCGCCGAGATCCAGAACCCGGTAGCGAAATCCGTTTGCTACCTTGGTAAGGCACATCTGCTTCATATCTTTGGCGAGGGCCAGAAGATTATCCCCGATCTTTTTTCTTCTGGTGCTCCTAACGCCGTCTGGGACGAAGCTCATAATACCTCACGTTGCCCCCTGGAGTTGACCCAAAACGGCACTTCGATAGGTGTATATAGTTTGGTAGCAGTACCTAGTCCCCACACCCCATCCCAGCTAGACATTCGAAGAGCAACGAACCCGGAAGCCGCGGCCTTCGGCAAAACTTCTATGACTATAGGAACCCCAGTGAAAAACTCCACCCAAGCCCCAAGCCCATCATCCCCGACGGAGTATACTTGCCTGACGCTTACCATCCCGCTAGATGCTGGGGTTATTTCTAGAAAAATGGAGTCTTGGAAACTAGCAGGGAGTACCGCATTTACCGAAAAATCGAAATCAAAATCAGGCCCGTCAGACGACGGTAGTGCGTATGGCAGCGCCGACCACGGAAGCTCTGTTACGTATGCAGTTTGCGCCATTACGCAGCTCCAAATTGCACAGCGCCATCGGCGTATGCAGCGTTGTTTAGTCTGTCCCCAGATTTATACAAGTGCCCGTAAACATACAAGTCGCCAGCCGGCACCGCAACCTCCCCCACGAAAGCTGAACTCTCAAACATGCAGGTCAATACATCCCCCAAGAATATTCTCAGCTCGAACTCAGGGTGACTGGTTGTGTGAAGCCTCTTTTTATAATTCCCGTACTCGTAAACATGCAGCCCAGCTACATCAACAACGAACGCAGCCGCAAACGCGCCCATCTGGGCACCGTCAAGCCCTGCTCTCCCCACCCCAACAAACGCCCCAACCCCAGTAGCTGAGAATTTAAAAAACTGTCCCCTGCTAAGAGGCTCCGCGCTTCGAGAATATGTGTCCCACCCAGTTCTGGCTACACGTTTTAGAGTCGCTGGTGTAGAAGGAACAGGATCAATGGCAGTCGTCCCAGCAGTTGGGGGGACGTATACTCGGGTGTACGAGATCCTGGGCCTATGCTGCGGAGCAGACAGCCACGACCCAGATAAGTTCAACTGAGAAGTACTTCCGCTGTTAAATATATCGCTCATCAGATCAAGTCCCGTAGTATGTCAAATTTCTAATTTGCGACTGCTCCATTACTTGCGGGCCTTTTGAAGAAAGCCCGACATACTGCTTAAGTCCGTCCATGGTTGTCCCTACAAACGGATTGCCACTGTTGAACGCCCACCACACTATCACATCTCTTCCGTTTGCTCTTGCAATAGGCGTCCCAATTTTTAACCTGTCGGCCAGCGCGGAGATCCGTAAAGAAGCAGCCACCGGACTTGGGAGCGTCCAGGCCGCGGACCACGGTGCAACGATATAGGTACTTAGGAACTCCCAAAGGAGCTTCCCAGCAGCCTTATCTGCTGCCACATCCCCAGCCATGCCGGCGCGGAGTAATGTAGCATATTCGTAAGTTACACCGTTGACTACTTTTCTAATACTCCCTATCGCCGCACTGAACGCCAAAAGGTCCTTGGAAGTCGCTACCTGAACAGCCCTACCTCCGGCATTAATCACTGTAACGTTGCGCACTTTAGGGCCTGGTGGCTCCTGCTGCCAAGAGTAATCCGGAGTCCCGACGGTAGTCCAGTACCCAGGAGTTCCGGTCGAGCCGATCACTCCATAAGACCCAGCTTTCCCGGCTACATACTCGGTGGTGTAGTCCTTAACCAGATCACTCACCAGGCATACCCAATACGAAGGTGTCTACCCTCTGCTCCTGGCTTACAAACAAGGACGTAGACGCCAGATTCAGGTCGGCGTTTATGAGGCCAACCGTGCCTTGTACCCTAGGAAGGGTGGTAGTGACGAGATCATCATCTGCTGAGTTTACCAGCCGATAAAAAGTAGCCGTCCCACTCATAAGGTTTGTCCCCAGCCATACCTCCGCCGGGGTTTTTACCATGATTCCCCCTGTCGGTGCTGAGAATGTCAAAGCAGTCCCGACCCCGTTTACAGAAATAACACAGAGCGTGTCATTTGTAGTTGCAGCAGCATCGGCATCGACCGGCGGAGTTCCTCCATAAATGCGAATCTCAGCAGTAGTAAGCTGCGCAGCAAGTGCTGACAATACTGCGTTACGAACTCCCAAAGATATTTCCATTTCAGTCTCCTTTAATCAAGTGCTGCAACGATGTCGCCGGCGGCGATAACGAGCGGGTTTGCGTTGTCGATCAGGCGAGGCACGCTCAGGGCGCCCTTCATCAGGACGTTCCCGGCAGTGGCCGCGTCACAGATCGAGATGTGCGTCACCGTGTAGGCCGTAGCCGCGACCGCCGGAGTGTGCGCTACCTGCAATGTAGACAGGCTCTGGCCTCCGGAAGCAGCGGCGAAAGTTACGGTCTTTCTGGTATAGGCTGAGTCTGCGGCCACAAGAACTTCGCTTGTCGTACCTACCTCAGTAGGGTCGGCAGTGTGCAGGGCAACGTACCAGGCGGTCGGGCGGGTAGCGGCCCCTGCGGTGAACATCCAGTCAAGGAGCAAGTTCTCCCCGTAGTTTGTAAGTGCGCTCATGGTATCTCCTTATGAGGTGTAGAACACAAGCCCGGCGGTGCAGCGGAGCACCTCTCCAATGGCCAGGGTCTTTGCGGTTGGTAGCTGTACAGCCGAGAGCAGAGTCCCGGCGGTGTTGCTTTTCACTGAGTTGCTGGTAATGAACCCGCCGCGCACAGTTTTGGCCGCGGTGAACGTGAACTCGGCCTTCGTTATTGAGTTGGAGAATACCCCCCCAGAGATCGGATCTGCGGTAAGGGTGAGCCGAGGAGTGCCGGAATAATCAATGATCTCTCCGGCGTCTGCCAGCAACGTGACCATGGTGTCGGAAGCTACCGGCACCCGCACGTTCTCGTACAGGCCGATGTACCAGCTTGAGATCGCGGAACCTCCGGCGAGGGCGGAGCTTAGCATGTAGTCCCTGCCGACATCAGGAATGATATTCTCCTGGGAGAACTTGTCCCTGACTGCGCCGTCCAGCCCCACAATTTCAAAGTCGAATACGAACCCGAGTTTGTTACTCATCACGCCCCCCTGCGGACAACTTCCGCGTCAAAGAAATCAGAAGCCGCAAGCCTGCTTACCGACGGGTTGCGAACGCTTACCATTGCGAACGGAGTTCCTTCGACCTCTCTGAGAGCGACCGAACAAGAATCTCCAACATCAGGAGCAACCAACTTCTCCTGCACATTTTTCAATTTCCCGCTGTCTGTTGCCACGATCAGCCCCCTTTCTGAGTACCACATAACGTCTCCGCCAGGAAGCGCAACCGAGTTGCCTGGGATGGCTCCGTAAGGCAGAACCTCGCGCTGTACGAAATCTTCGGGGCCAGAGCCTCCGAGGAAGAATGTCCGGTCAGCTACGACCCAGATGCCGTCGCGTACCGGCTCGACAATTTTGATGTCTCCTGCGAAGCGGGTTACGTTCTTGCCCGGATTTACTAGGTCGAGTGCGAACGGCTCTGTGTGCCAGAGCAGGTCGTCAACTGCAACGTACATGCGGCCATTATACTTCTTGATTATGGCTCCGGCCGGAGGGGCGGTCATGGTGTGCGTCGAGAGTTCCACCCATGAGTCGAGGATCGCGCCAAGCGTTACAGTCACTGAGCCAACAACAGCGTCGGCCTGGCGGTATAGAACTTCTCCACCCGGGGGGCTGGCGTAAACCCGGATGTGCGTCACTCTGTTGTCAGCAGGGATCGGCAGGCCGAACAGAAACAACTGCGAGTCTGCAAACGCCTGCACCGCGACAACCGAACTTGCCCCGGACTCAGTGCCGTCAGCAGCTACGAACGTGTAGGCGATGAGCACTTGCCCTTCAGCTATTCCGCCTCCAGCCATTACATCGACCGAGGGAGCTGCCGGAACCGGGAGACCCCAAGGTGCGCCGTTTCTCCACGCCTTCACACCATCGCTTACGAACAGGTCGCCGTCTGCGTAGCAATAGTTGCACAGCCCTGTGATGCCAGAGACAACTGAGGTATGCGCCCCGGCAGGGTCAAACCGTTTGAGCGCGCCGGCCTCCACGAAGTACGAGCCACTGGCGCAAGTAAACGCGGAGTGAACATCGTTTCCTGCGTAGTTCAGGGCGTACCCGCCTCGTGTGCGGATGTCGCCGGTGGAGCGGAAGTCTGCATTGACGGCGTTACGGACTACGTCCTCCGGCAAAGCTCTGGCCGAGAACTTGTTACACATGCCTGCACCGACTGGGGTGAGAGCTGTGATGCCGCGTTCGTATTTCATCGGCTCAAGTCCTGTACGCCGGGTCAGATCCGACCCGAGTTTCCGTGTTCTGTATTCTGCGCAGTGCATCTTTGCCGTCTGACACATACGCCTTGTACGCTTGCAGATGATCACCGGCTTTTACCGGATCTTGCGCCTCTGCGTCGTGGTGCATGAACGCTTTGTATGCGGCCCACTCAATGCACGCCCGGTGGAACCGGCTAGGAATTTCAGGTTCGGCAGGAGTTCCTGCCGTAGCACCATCTCCTGCGAGGTCATACCGGCTGTACCGCCACACATGCAGAGTCAGGATAACCCCATTCTCAGCGAGGGTTGGCGTAGGGGTCAGCTTGATGAACCCGGTGGTCTGGTCCGTCTGCCAGTGCGATGGTCTGCCTGTAGCTGTAGAGCCGAGGTCGAACATCTCAGTGTCCTGCGCAACTACGCGATCAGGCAGTACCTTGCCGAGCCGCTTGGTCCCGTCCCAGATGTCCGTTATCTGGATCGCTCTGGGAGGGATTGCGTACATCGCGGTGCCGGTAGCGAGGGTTAGCGAGTAATTGGTGATGTCACCGAAGTACCCTGTGTCCTCGCAGAACTTGTCCTGGCCCTCAGAAAGATACCCGAGCAGCCGGGTGTCAGACCACGACCCAGCAACAGATAAATCGCTTATGACGTCTCGCAACTCTGCGAGCATCTGAGAGCGATTCATTTATCTTGCCCGGGGTGGCTTGACATGAAGGCCTGGGCTTACCAGCCGCCAAGGGATCGCGGATCGCTCCTGCTTGATCAGGCTCGTCTTCCCTGAAGCATCTCTCCGCTGAGAGTAGTGAGAGCTGATCGCGTCCCGCAAGGAGTAAACGATGGATGGCGGTACAGCCACATCGACTCCGCGCATTACCTGCAACTCGTGGCCGAACGGCTGTCCGTTCTGCATGGTGCCGTGGGCCGCGAGATACTCGTAGTTGGGCTTCTCATCTTCCATCTCGATGTGGATTACCGGCCAGTTCTCGCGGTCCTCTTCCGGATCGAGGGCGACCTTTTCAGGTGCAGCCTCTACTGCCTTCTCTGGTGCCTGTTCGGCCTTGGCTTTGCCCTTACCTTTCCCTTTCGCAGGAACTTCCACAGGTGCGGTATCAACCCCAGTCATTTCAGAGTCAAGGTCAAATTCGTCATTTACGCTCATCTGGTCCTCCAGTTATTTTTTATTTGGCCGCTTTGTCGAAAGCGACATCGAACTCTTCTTCGGTTGTAAAACTGTCGTCCAGCATCGGCATCAGCTTCTCGATCAAGGAAACAACTTCGGCCGCGTCCTTGGCGATGTACTGCTTCTCACTGGAGCCGGGGTACTCGCAACACAGCCCCTCGTTCTTTTTCTTTTCCTTCGGCTTGATCGGCACACGGCACTCAATAACAAAGCCATTCGAGGCTTGTCCTATTTCCAGCATGCGCTTCATATACATTTTTAGGCTCCTTTTTGTTTCAAGGCTTGAGAAGAGGGAGGATCGCCCCTCCCCCCGATTCAAAACTTGAACAGCTTACTTCTTCATCCACAAATAGTGGAACGCGACCGTACCGTTGAGTGCGGTTGTGCTCAGAACATCATTCCGCAATACAATTGTGATAGTATCCGTGGTCGCAATGGCTGAGTTGACGGTTACACTTGTCGTGTTTGTCCCCCCGGCCAAGGTGGTGAGTACAATATCACCAGCCACCACCCCCGGCAAAGTCAGAACGACAGCAGTTGTTGCGTTGGCCGCGGTGGTCAACGCCCCGGTTGTGATGGTGCCTGCCATTTTTGCGACAGTAGCTGTTTGGGTAGTATCGTTGCCGGTTGCAGCGACCGCCGCGCTGTCTACATCCATGGTTGCCCCGGCGCCAAAAACGACACTCCCAGAAACGCCGACGTTACGAAAACCCGTAACGTCCTTGTTGGCATCGACGACGACTGCCTTGGATGCGGCAACAGTTCCAGCAGTTACACCATCCAGCGCAGCGCTCTCAGCGATGCCAAGTCCGCCCAGTGTCGGAGTAGCTCCGCTGTGGGTTTTGATTGTTTCACAAACAAGCAATCTGGTTTTTAATTCTTTTACTCTCATGTTACATCCTCCATCGGCAGGAGCTTAAAAGACTCCGCCTGGACAGTGTTTAGCGGATAGCTACCCAACGAACAACATCGGCAGTGGTATCACAAATGTCGGCGCCGAGGGTGAACCCGGTAGCGGTCAGAGTGATGGACCCTGCTGCATTCACAGAAATCTGGGTGTCTGCGTGGTTGCCGGTGTCGATGGAAGTACCATCGGCCATGCCGGACCAGTGCTCGTAGGTTGCGAGGTTGTTGACATTTACCGCCCGGACATAAGAGGGCTGGAAGCCGAGCACAACGGTCTCGGCGGTTCCTCCGGCGGCTACGGTGTTGGTGCCAACTCGTGCGTACTGTTTATTCATGGTATGTCTCCTTAAAAGAACTGGGCGGGTTTTACCCCGCCCACAGGGTTAGCTTAAAGCTCTGCGGCCGCGCACTCGATACGGGAAATGAACGACTGGTTCAGGATCACGGCGGTAAAGTAGGTCTTCCAACCTACAGAGCCGCGCTGCGCCAGAGGATCGCCGCCGCGAGGTACGTTCGGGTTCAGAACCATCGGGGTGATGGCGTTCGCACCCTTGAGGGGAACGAGGCCGAAAGCGTCCGGGGCGAGAACAATGACCGGATACACATCGGCATAGGTTCCACCAGTGGAGATCATGGTAACGCCACTGCCGGCCTTGGCACCGCCGCCGTCAGTCCATGCTTCAACGATGGTGGACATAACGAACCGAACATCGCCGTTGGCGCCGAACTCACCTTCGTAGTACGGACCCTCGTAGTCAGCCATATCCTTGAAGCCTTCCATATCCTCAAGGGTGGCCTGCAAGTCAGAGTGTACCAGGGCGACGTAAGACGGCCGGACAGCCTCAGCACCGAACTTCGGAGTGCTGGAGGTCTTCTTGGTGAACGGACGCGCCAACTGCCGCTTCAAGCCCCGAGTTGCTTTACGAAGCAGGTCACGGGTCAGCGGGGTGTTGATGTCGGTACGGGCGGAACCATTGGCCCGAAATACGGTGGTGCCTGCCTTGATGATGCCGAAAGCAATCATCTCCAGGGTTAGCGCGGACTGCTCGCCGATCATGCCGGAATACTCCTGCAACACAGGGTCGGTGTGCAGATCGGCAATTACGTCAGTCAACTCCAGATAGTCACCATACTGCGCCAAGGTGGCGGTGTAGTCGGTGTAGGTGGGGCTGCTGCCGGTGGGAGTTACACCCTCAGTCAGAGGAGTGGTGGCCGCGGCCAACCGCTCGTACCGACGGAACTTCTGGGTGGTGGTCTGGTTCTTGCCGAGCGGCTTAACCTGAGCAAGCTGCTGGATGACCAGATGGGGCTGGGCACGTTTCAGGATCTCTACGGACGCACTGGCCGCTACTGCTGGGGAGATGTCCCCGTAAGCTGTTAATGCCATGATACTTCCTCCTCTGGCTGGGGGTTGTTATGCCGTTGCGGCAAACTTATCAAAGGCCCCGTCGAAATCGTCGGGGTCCACAGCGGCTCTGCCCCCAGAAGTATGACGTCCTTTAACGCCTTCCTGGGCCTTGAGCCTTTTCTCTTTATCCTGCTGCGCCGCTACCTCTTCAGGAGTTGGCTCAGAAGGGGTACTTACTTGCGTTGCTTTCTTGAAAATATCGAGCAGCTCAACGGTCTCGGCCACAGTGCCTCCGTCCAGAACTGCATCGTATGATCTGCGAACAATGGCCGGCTGGCCTGCTACCCACTTCTCAACATCTGGAAGAAGCGTAACAGCGTCGGCGTGCTTCTGGAGAACCGACGCCATGAACTGGTTGGTAGCGTAACTCTGCGCGGTGGTCAGCGCCGGGGTGATCTTGGTATCAAACTGAGAAGTGAGTTCGGCCAACTTCGCGGCAAACTGATTCTCCATCTTCGCAACCAGCACCCGCTCCCTGGCCTCAATGGCCTTGAGGACTTCAGGGAAGTCAGTGGCTACTTCCGAGAGCAGCTTGGTCTCGTCCTCAGACAAGTTCTCCCTGGCGGTGGCCGCTTCCTGAGCAGCCTTCGCAGCAGCTTCGATGGCCGGGTCTGGAGTTTCAACCTTCTTCGGAGTCTCCTTGACAGGTTCGTCCTTGACAGGCTCGTCCTTGACAGGTTCGTCCTTGACAGGTTCGTCCTTGACAGGTTCGTCCTTGACAGGTTCGTCCTTGACAGGTTCGTCCTTGACAGGTTCGTCCTTGACAGGTTCAATTACTTCACCGGTTGCGACCGCCTCAAAAGCGAGATCAAACGCATCCCCAGATAATCCTTCGTCAGTAGTCAGTTCGGCAGCTTTAGCTCCCATTGGTAACTCCTTATAGTTTGTGCGTATGGTAACATTCTGTTACACAATTTGTCAACTGAATATTTGCGATGAAAATATTTAAGTCTCGAATATTTGTAACAAATCCTTACACTCTTTCGATCTTCCCCGCACTTCTGCGTCCTCGCTTCCTTCGAGCCGGTCACGATGGCGCTCCCTCCGTAGGGCGAGAAGTTCACCAGCGAGCCGGAACGCCTCGGTGTGGGTGTAACTTTTGAGTGTCTCTACCAGTTCAGCTTCGCGTTCTCTGCTCATTTAGTACGCCCCCATGAGTTCTTGAGATATAGCCTGGATTGAATACGCCTCGAACTCCTTAGATGGGTCTTCCTCACCGATACACTCTTTAACCGCCTGCCAGATATGAACCGCTTCGTGGACCAGCAGGGAGTACACCTGCACCCGCGTAATGTTTTTGGCTGTTCGTAAACACACTATGCAGCACTCTTCACGCCCTTTCGTGAAGAAGTGTGTGGTAGCATCAGCCCCACAAGAAACGAAATCTGGGAACTCAGACTCGTTGATTTTTAGTCTCTTCAGCTCCTGCATAAACTGTTTTTCGTTTTTGCACAAGGCCATCCTTATAGGGGATACGATCAACGACCTGTTCAGCCAAATCCCTTTGCTCATTGGTTCTTCTCCGTAGCCGTTGACAGCAGAGTCCGAAGATTCTCAAGCTGTACTTTATCTTGGCTGGTTTTTGCGTTGGCGAGGTTGCTCTCCACGCGAGATAGGATCTCTTGGATGGTGGCCTCGGTTGTGGCCGACATAACCTGCGTGTCGGTACGGGTCTTCTCAGCATCGGCCGTGGTCTTCTCGGTCTTGGCTGTGGTGAGTCCTTGATCGATCTGCGAGGCTGCGGAGGCTGCCTCCTGCATGCCTTTGAGTATCGCCGTAGCCTCTTCTTTCGGAAGAACTCGATCAACCGGGAGATCCCGCGCCTTAAGCCGGTCAATGAGAAGTCCGTATGTGTCGAGGATGGCCCGCTCCTCCGGAGACAGGGTGCTTACGAACTGATCGAGTGCTGCCCCGCGGACTTCCTTGGCCACCAGAGAAAGGTTGCCCTTGGCCACAACTTGGTAGTCTCCCTTGATGGTCTCGTCAGGGTTGAACTCCATGTTCCACCGAAGCAGGCTGGTGAGGAGGCTGGTTGTGAACTTGTCGAAGGCGCGAACTGTGTCCTTCGTGACCATGTTGGCCGATCCCATCATCATGCTCATGTTGTTGCTGGTCCTGAACGCTTCCCCAAGCGGCTGCTGGACACCTCCCATGGTGAACGCCGGTAGGTTGCTCTCGATGTCCAACTGCTGCCGCTGCATGGAGATGATGTTCAACAACTCTGCCACATGGGACTGCGTTGTAACCGCCCGAACTGCTGGATGCTGGGCCTCTATTCCGTCGCCCTCCCGCTCGATGGTCATAAAGGCATGGATGGCCCCGATGCTCTTGCGCCCTTTGGCGAGCAAGGAAGTATTCACCTCGAAGATCGGCCCGGCGATGGCTGAGGCATTGTCCATCAGCATGCGGGTAGAAGCACAGAGCGACATCTGCGAGTCACGCACCTCCTCCGGAAGGCCTACCCCGGTGAGCCCGGAGTCTTCGTCCTCGGTGTAGATGAACGCATGGTACTGATCAGACGGGCGATCCCCGAACGCGGCCTTCTCGGCCTTGATCACCACATCGTCGATGAACCAGAGGTCTGCCAGGATGTCCTGGTCCAGCTCTGAATCCTTTACCTCGATGCCGACGTTCTGCAAGGTGTGCGCTGAAACGAACCCAAGGGCTCGGTACACTTCATACCTTCTGGCTGTGCGGTCTGCGAGGTTCGAGGTCTTGGCGAGCTGGTGCAGCTCTGTCTCATAGGTCTTGGCGGTGTAGTTCCCTGTAGGGTGTGCCTTCAAGTATTCCTTGATGGCGGTGCCCTTAAAGTCGTCCCGCTTGGCCAGCAACCCGAAGTCGTGACGAGTGAGGACCATCCGCTCGAAGATCATCTCCTGGTCTTCCCACGCCCTGGCCGACATATCCGGATAGCAATCCCACACCCGAACGTACTCGGGATACGGGCGCCGGTGTGTTTCTGCTTTGGCCTCATAAACGCCGAGGGCCTGATTCAGCTCCCATACACGCTCTTGCTGCGTGCGGACCATCGGAGACCTGGCCACGCCGAAACCGTAGATATACCCGGTACGCACCACGCGCTTGCACATCTGAGGATAGTCGATGCCTGGGTCTGCGAGTTGATCGGCAATCTGCGCCTCCATTTTCTCTTTCCGCGCATCAGCGAACGCGCGAACAGCTCGCTCAATCTGGTCGCTCTGGATAGGAACGGATGGGTCTTCCTGCTGCATCTGGAGCGTGTCAAGGATCTCCTGCAACGCCTCCTTCGGAATAGACGGGTTCGGAGACACAGACAATGCCCAGTTCCTGTCCTGGCTCGGGAACATCATCTCCATCATCTTCGCCACGCCGCCCTTCACCTTTACCCGGGTGTCCCTTGGGTAGACATGAGAGCGCTCCGCCGGGATATTGGCGAGCACATCAGGGTCGTACTGACCAAGGTATTGGCGGAGGTTCTTCAACCACTGGAGTTCGACCAACTGGCGGTCGGTGATGAACTGGCCAAGTTGGCTCTTCAGGTGGTTGCCGAGTTTTGCAAGTTCTTCGGTTGTGGTGATCACATCAATACCCCTCGCGTTGGGCAGGGCGGTACGCCCTAAATAAGTTTAGTGGGTCTGGGTGGTGATCGAACCGAACGTGGTCTGCCGGGTCATATTTTCCTGACAGCAGGTACAAATCTCCGTACTGTCCGGCTTCTGCTATGTGCGACCACTCATTCTTCTCTGGGCTGTCGGAGAAGTTGCCGGATGCTTTCTGCTTCGGATAGCGGTATTTACTCCGCAGTGCTTCAATATACCATTTGCAGGACGGATCTATCAACATCAAAGGCTCTCCGTCAGGATACTGGGTCAGCATCTGCTCGGTGGCCTCTATGCGCACCTTCGGGTCGTTAGTCGATGCACCCTTGACGATGGCACCGTCCTCGTCGTAATCTTCCTTCAACACCTTGAACGCACTGGACTCGTCCGAGTCAGCTCTGCGTTTGCCTGCCGGGTCGCCGATGAAGATCAGTGGGTTGTTCGGAAAGAAGTTTTTGATGATCGGCCGCAGGTAATTCTTACTGAATCGCTTCATCCCCATGTCGAACGCCGCGGCTTCTCGCAGCACGCGCACTCTACCGGTGAGGTCCATCTGTTTGAATGTGGCCGCCGGCGTCAGCCCGCAGTCGAAAGAAATGACCACCGGGAGGTCTGGATCGATCTTTAGTGGTGTTCTTGATACATGCTTCTCTGGCCTGAACACTGTGCTGTAGACCGGCTTGCCCGACTGGCTTGGGGAGTACAGCCCATGGATGTAGGTGTCCACCCACGCCTTGGTCTTGCCCCTGGCCAGGTCGTCGTAGTAATTCTTCCGCAGGTTCTCTACGTTCTCCGCCTCTGGTGACAGCCCGGATGGCTGGTCGAACGAATCACATTCCATGATCGACCCGAGGTTGCCTTCCTCCTGCGGAAGATGCTCAAGGATCTTGTACCACGCGCTGTCAACCTCTGGAGGGTTTGTGTCAGCAATAACGAACGCTCTGTAGTCCTGCACATCTTCGCGCTTCGGATACCGGCCAACGCGGCTCATCAGGGCCTGTAGAATTTCAACTGGGGTCTCTCTGGCCTCGTTGATCCACGCTCCTGATAACTCCAAGCTCAGTACCCTCTGGACATCTTCTGCCGAGTCAAGCGGCCTGAACATGATGTCAGCCTGCACATCAGCGAAGCGCATCTCGAAGATCATCTCTGACTCTTTCCACTTCCCGAACACCCCGGGGACGACCCAATCGAGCCAGGTCCGCAACGTCGTGTCCTTAAGCTGCTGACGAGTATTTCTGACGATTGCATACCGAGACCGCCTGATCCCATCTTTGCAGGGAGGCATCTGCATCGCCTGCCGGAACACTTCGATGACACACCCCACCGATTTGCCTGAGCCGACCGGGCCTTGTATGCCGCGGAAGAACGCGTCAGAGCGCATGAACTTCGCAACCGTTGGGGGTGCGGTGTATTTTAGGGTGTGCTCGCTCACGAAAGTCCTTTGTAAAGTTCTTGTGCGCACTCTATGCAGTACAGGCACCCAGGTGCGGCTGCTCTACGCTTCTCGGGAATAGGGTCTTCGCACTCTAAGCAGTGAGTGCGGGACGGGCCGAGGTTCTCAGCCTTGCGGTGTTCTGCAAGCGCGAGAGCGTTGAAGTCTATTGCTCGGTCTGCATCATCGGCCATGAGCCTGCTCCCTCAATGCCCCTACCAGATCATCGAAGCATGATCTGAACGCTTCCTCCAAACTCCCGATTCTTCGGACTACCTCGGCGTGGCGTTCGTCCTTTCCGTCTTTGCAACTGTCGCAGACATCCCGGTAGATCACCCTTCTGAACGCTTCTTCGTGGGTGTCTATGCGCTTGCCGATAGATTCAAGTGCAGACTTTGTAGACGCCGCTAGGTTTGCAAGCTCTACCTTGGTGACTGCTGACACAATCTTGGCTGTAAGGGCCCCCCCTACTGCGGCCCCAATAATTGCTCCTATCCCCGTGGTAATAATCGTCTCAAGCATCGGCCCTGTCCCCTTTCATAAATAACTCAGCTTCTGCCTTACGGCGAATTACCAGCCCACGCAATTTGCGACCACCGGCGTTTACCCACTTGTTCAACTCGGCCGGCACATCCGTCCACCTCCGAGCGTTTATTCTTTTCCTGAGTGTCGAGGAACGCAATGCTCCAAGCCCGAGGTTGTACGCGAAATCTGTAATTGCTGACAACTTTTCGTCCGGCTCGCTGGCCAGCGCTGGGCAGGCGCCGAGAGATCCGACTGCGAACTTAACCGCATCCTGCTCCAATCTCATGTCAGCGTACTCTTGCGACCACCTGCGCCCTGGGAATACATCGGGCCCGGTAGCGCCCCACCCACAAGTAAGCACCCCGGCCGGACAGTAGTAGGGGGTCAGATGACACCCCTCGAACTGCTTGGCGAGTATGAAAAATGAAGTCAGCCGCTTGATCACATCTTGCCTCTGGTGTAAATTCTGTCTCCAACAAAGACGCCAAGGAAAGCACTGATCAGCGCCCAGTCTCTTTCTCCAAGGACAAACCCCGCAACCGCCATGGCCACAACCCATGCAATAAGTGAAACAGTTGCCCCGCTCGGCCGGATGATGGCGTTCCATGCGTCGGCCCACCACACGCCGGTCTGAACCTTTGTTGCTTTCACCGCCTCGAGGAACGCATCAGCCATAACCTTTTGCTCTTCTACATCCCCCTTGATCGTTATTTCTTTGATCCCGAGTTCTGATTGCAGCCTGATTCGCTCAAGGTCTCTGGTGTGCCGATCTGCGTCGAGCTTGGCCTGCGCGGTCATCCGTGCGATCTCTTGATTGTGGTCCTGCTTCTTGTTGAACCAGTCCATGACCGACCCGAACACCAGCCTAAATGCGCTCCCGCCCAAGAAAGAAACCAGAGTTGTAATCATTCCACCACCTCCAAAGTAATTGCGTCCAGTGGGCAGCAGTCAACAGCCTTCTGCACGGCTTCTGTGTCTACTGCCGGATTCCATTCGTTTATTAAGAGCACACCTCGCCATGCTTTGTCAAGTAGCTCGGGAAGCCAAGCCTCGCAACTTCCACACCGGACACACAGAGTTTTGTCGATGATAAGTTTCAGCATTTTGGCCTCCTTACACGAACCACACCCCGGTTTGCGCAGTACCAGCGAGAAGTAAGGCTTCCGCCAGTTCTGCCCTCGTCACTACTGCGTCTGAGTTGTCTGCCATGCGCCATGTAGTGGTTTGGATATTAAACTCGGCCATGGCGAGAACTGTCCTTGTCATTCGTACTTGGCTTGTCTCGTCCCCATCAAACACTTTGCCGGTGCTGGTAGTTACTACGATCTCCCCGACTCGTTTATCACGAACGCACTTTTTTACTCTCGTGATAACCTCATCGTTTATGGTCAGCCCCCACGCCTGGCAGTAGGTAAAATCGAAGCCCCAGGGAACTGAGGTCTGCGCGATCAGTTGAGGGTACGGGGTATCAGATAGGACAAGGAACCCGCTACAGTCCGGCCTCTGCCCAATCAACACCACATCGCTCTTCGGCGTAGGTGCGTCCGGCGTGCCGAACAGCTCCTCGAACCTGTCAGCCTCCAATACATAGAGTTCCATCGCTTCCTCCGATCAATATGGTTTCCTTCGGGATCAAGCCGAACTCCTGCAATTTCTTGAATGTGGCAGGGCAGCTCATGGCGTTTCTGATTTTGGCCGGGGACGGCCGTCCGTTGGCGATCAACTCGGCTTGAATCTCTTTGGCGACGGTCAGCGTGTACTCGGCTTCTGCGTTGGCCTCGAACATCTGCTCGTCTGAGTACCCAGGAATCCTTGTCGGTTCAGCGATGGAGTACGCCTCTGCGAGAAGCAGCTCAAGCATGGCGATCTCTTCTCGGTTCAACTCGAACGCCTCCACCTGAGAAGGGATGAACGACTCGACCTCTGTGATCTCTGCCTCAAGTTCGAGGATCTCATGCAACGGTGCGCCTGTGTCCTTCAACCACTTGAGCTTCTCTACCTTGGCGCGGTTCTTCTTGATTGAGACCTCTTCCAACACCGCGGCGCGGATGCGGCCTTCGAGGAACCCTTTGAGAGTTTTGATTTTCTCCCAGATGGTCTCCCCTTGGACAAGGTATCGGTAGTTGAACTCGGTGTTTAATTTCGTTGCCATTATGCCCTCACTTTATGTTAATGAATATCCTGACGCAGCAAGATACTGCCTGGCCGTACCAACGCCGGTTGTGTCGGTTGCTACTACTCCGGTGTTCGAGACGAGGTTAGTAAGTGATGAGTATGACCCTGTTGAGCCATACCCGAAAATTGCCTTATCCCCACCAAACCCTGCTGCCGCCAAATATTTTCTGGCAGTCCCTACTCCAGTTGTGTCGGCGGCTACTACTCCTGTGTTGGAGACGAGGTTGGTCATTGAAAGATACCCACCGGTTGAGCCATACCCGAAAATTGCCTTATCCCCTCCATACCCGGCGGCTGCTAAGTAGTTTCTTGCGGTACCTACCCCGGTTGTGTCGGTGGCGACTACCCCTGTGTTCGAGACGAGGTTGGTCATGGAGACGTCTGCTGTAGTAAGGCCGTATCCGAAAAGTGCCTTGTCTCCCCCGTACCCTGCGGCTGCCAGGGCGTACCTTCCAGTACCTACCCCGGTTGTGTCGGTGGCGACTACCCCTGTGTTCGAGACGAGGTTGGTCATGGAGACATACGATGGAGTATAGCCGTACCCAAAAATTGCCTTATTCCCTCCATACCCTGCGGCTGCCAGGTAGCGCCGGGCCGTTCCGACTCCGGTTGTGTCGGAGGCGACTACTCCTGTGTTTGAGACGAGGTTGGTCATGGACACGTTTGCGGTGGTGTAGCCGTACCCGAAAAGGGCTTTATCCCCACCGTACCCTGCGGCTGCAAGGCCGTACCTGGCAGTGCCGACTCCGGTTGTGTCAGTTGCAACTACACCTGTGTTCGAGACGAGGTTGGTCGTGGAAAGATACTCGGCGGTTGAGCCGTAACCGAAAAGTGCTTTCTGCGTACTTGATAGAGGTGCAGTTAAAGTAACCCCCCAAGTCCAAAGCGCGGTGCCTGAGCAAAACACTTGACACGACTCACCAACCGCCAGTACAAACGTCGCAACTCCGTTTACCAACTCAGTGCTGTTCGGGTCCAGTGTGATCGACCCGGAGCCGGTGTTGATGATCGTGCAGTAGAACGAACTGCCCAAGGTGGCTGCTGCATCAAACGCTATTGAAAACGTGCCTGAGCACAGGAACGTCTTACCGACGTCAGCGGCTACGACCGTAAATCCGGAGGTTTTGTTGGTCGTGGGTACGCCTGTAGCAATCCTGGTGTCTCCGGACTGCAATTCCTTGAGCGTTCCGCTGTAATTTACAATCGGTTTCTTTTCCATTATGTCAGTGAATACCCTGCGGCTGCAAGATAGCGCCTGGCAGTACCAACCCCGGTTGTGTCGGTGGCGACTACTCCTGTGTTTGAAACGAGGTTGGTCATGGAGACGTTTGCTGTGGTGTAGCCGTAACCGAAAAGGGCCTTGTCTCCTCCGTACCCTGTCGCCGCAAGTCCGTACCTGGCAGTACCAACCCCGGTTGTGTCGGTGGCGACTACTCCTGTGTTTGAAACGAGGTTGGTCATGGAGACTACTCCTGCGGTGTAGCCGTATCCGAAAAGTGCCTTGTCTCCTCCGTACCCTGTCGCCGCAAGTCCGTACCTGGCCGCACCAACCCCGGTTGTGTCGGAGGCTACTACGCCTGTGTTCGAGACGAGGTTGGTCATGGAGACTACTCCTGCGGTGTAGCCATACCCGAAAATTGCCTTATCCCCTCCGTACCCTGTCGCCGCAAGTCCGTACCTGGCCGCACCAACCCCGGTTGTGTCGGAGGCTACTACGCCTGTGTTCGAGAC